GACTTGATTGCCGTGCGCACTCGCTCCGGGACCGCCGTTGCCAGATCGCCGTAGCCGGCGGTGAACGTCACCACCACACCGGCGAGCGGCCGCAGCGTTGTCGTCGGCCACTGAGTCCCGTAGATCGGGACGACCCGCGCCTTGTAGCCCCGTGCATCCACCTGGTAGGCGGCTGGCAGCAGCAGGTGGACCGCCCCGGCCGTGTCGTAGTAGTCGATGCTATCTACCAGTTGCAACGGCGGCAGCGGTACCTCGATCACCCCCGGCCAGTCATCTAGGGCTAGCTCCCAGGTTTGCGTGATGTACGCCCGGCCCTGGCACTGCTCGCAGTAATCCCGGGCCGCCGTGATGAAGCCAGACAGCAGCGTATCCTCCAGGCTTATCGGGGCGCGCAGGATGATCGCCACGCCGAACTCCGAGGCCGCGCCGGCCACGGTGGACACTGCCCGCAGGTAGTGCTTGCTGCCAGAGTAGGCCAGCTCGTAGGTCGCCTCGTCGTTTGCCGGGGAGACCTGCGCGAATGCCCCGCCCGTCACGTCGACCCAACCGACGCCGTCCTGCGAATCCTGGAGCTTCACGTCGACCGTGCCTCCGCCCCCGCAGGTGCCGGCCGCCAGGATCACGAGCACCGAGTAGCCCAGCACATTGATTGTGGCCCCCACGAGGCCATAAGCCGGTGCCAGGCCGTGCGAGCCGGCCAGGATGGTCTGCTGTACGTCCAGCGCCGTAGCGAGGCTGCTGGAGTCGATGCGCAGGTGGTCCTTTAGCTCGGTGAGCGATACCGGCTCAATCGCCGGCGGCGCTATCAGGGTCAGCGACATGCTCTACCTTCCTCTTGCGCGTCCTGCGCTCTCCGGGCGGCTTCACGGCCCGCTCCGGCTGCGGGTTCACCGCATGCTCGGCCGGCCGGAGCACCGCCTGCTCGGTTACCGGCCTGCCGTTGATGATCAACATCGCTTCCCTCACTCTCAGGCCGAAGCGGCCCAGATAACCTCGATGCCGTAGGTCTTGCCGCCCGCATTCGGCCAAGCGATCACGATCGCATCGCCGGCCACGAACTGGTTCGGTCGCGCTGGGAAATAGACGAGGTTGACCACCGCCGTCATGTCCTGCGTGACTAGCACCGTATCGTAAACCGCCCCCGCCAGCGCGTCCTGGGTGATCGTGAGATTCCCGGCCCCGCCGGCGCCGTTCAGGTGGATACGGATCTCCTGGAGCTGCCAGCCGATATCCGGCGCCAGCGTCAGCGCAACCGCACCGCTTCCCGTGGCCCGTGTCACTCGCCACATAGTCTTCTCCTCTCAAGAAGAGGAGCCCGGAGGCTCCTCTTGATTAGGCCGCCGTTACATAGGCACCGTCATCGATCGGGACGTAGAACAGCGTCCACTTGACCGAGCCGGTGCTTGATGCGCTTAGACGCAGGTCCAGCGTGCCGACTGGCAGCACAACCGGCTTGGATTGTATCGCCGTCCCGCCGGCATTAACGCCCAACATGGCCGTCGCAATCGTGCCGTCGATAGACAATAGCGTCCCAGCCTCAAAAGCCCCAGCAGCCACGACGGCACACAGCGCCGCGGTAGTGCCCGTAGTCGGATTGGACTCCAGGTTCATGTTGCCGACCGCACCCAGAAGAGTTGTCACTTCTCCCACAATGCCGGTCATGGCAACGCGGCCGCCCAGGATGTTGAAGATCGGCGCGGCGGCGGTCTGCGGCAGCGTTGCCGTGGGCCGCTCGACCTTAATGCCGAATAACAGCTTCCTCAGGGATTTGCCCGCAAGAAACTCGCTCATGTTTTTCTCCTTGCTCTTTCAAGAAGCCGCCCCCGAAGGGGCAGCTTCTTTTTCTTTCTCAAAGCCTCCCTGGGCTTCCTCAATCGAGGATCGCGCTGGGCGGTACTGGCTGCTTGTAGCGATCTTCCGTCAGGTAGTACATGCCTTCAACGACGTTGGCGATGTTAGAAGCGGCGGTTGCCACCATGATGCAGTCGAATCCGCCCGCTAGGTCCAGCGTAGCCGGGTCGATCTCGAAAACCACCATTTTGTGCGCGACTGCGGCGCTCGTAGTGAAGCTCACCGCGTCGGTCTGCCGCACCAGCGTGTCGCCCGCTGCGCAGTCCTGGTTGGCCCAGATTGGGACCGGCACCGTAATGGGCTTAGCTCCCATCGGAGCCACGGCCGATGCTTGATTGATGGTTATCGCCACGGTGGCGGCGTTGCCCTGAGTGATGTGCACGACTACGAAGCATTTATGGCAGGTCTTCAGGGAGACATAGTCTCCTGTTGAGCCCGCAGCATCCGTAGCCGGGAAGATAGCCTCAACGATCTTGGCTTTTTCTACAAGGTTCATTGCTTTCTCCTAGCTTCTGGTCTCAAGGACCACGAAAGGCGACTGGCTGTTGCCTGCCCCGCCCTGAAACGGCGTAAGCGGAGAGTTCCACAGCGGCTGCCCGTCAACCCGGTAGACGAACCGGAAGGCCGTCTTGTCATATACGAACTTGACATGTACCGAGCTCGCCGCCTGAATCCCGCCTTTGTCGATCATGACGTACTGGCTCAAATCCGCCAGCATGATGTCCCCGACGGCTCCCAGCGTGGCCGCCTGCTCGATGGGAATTACGGGTCGGCCCATGAGGGTCCCATAGGGCGAACCTGACAGACCGTTGGCCGGTAGATATACCGGGATCCCGCCTGCTCCCACCGCCAGCGACATGCCGAATAGCTGCGGCTCGATGTCCTGGTTGATGAGCCAGACTGCATTCGGCCGGCTCCTGCCCCACATCCGCGACCACATCTTGACGATGTTCTCGAAGAGAATGGTCGCGGCCGGCTGCCCGACTTCCTTCAGCACCGTCACCAGGCACGGGCTGTTGAGGATGCCCAGCGGCATCCCCGCCCCAGTGCCCCGGTAGATCGCGTCGTCCACCCGGAAAGCGAACTCCTCGGTGAAAGCCCGGGTGATGACCGCTTCCAGAGCCGCGGCATCCTGCAACAGCTCGTCGGTGGAATAGCAGAGGCCGATCAGCTTTTTCAGCTTGAGATCCATTGCTCGGAACTTCGGCTCCGACTCCGTCTTCTCCATGGCTTCCGCGAGCCAGTAAGCCAGCACGCCGCCCCAGCGCGAACCATTGGCCCGGCTGGTTTCCTGGATAGCGTTGATGACCACACCGTTGGCATTGCTGCTCACCGGGATTTTCCAGGCGCGGGATGCCAGCACGGCGAGCTCGTAGGTGCGGGTCAGCAGCGTGTTGATGAAATCTTCCTGCACCAGGAATCCGCCCTCGCTCGGGATTCCTTCGTTCAGATAGCGGTCCTCGCGGGCCTCAACGAGCCGGCGGTCGATTCGCCCGCCGGGCGCGCTCGCTGCGGCTATTGCCAGCAGATATTCGCCGAAACTGCGCCAACTGCGGTCCCCGGTCTTGGCCGGATCCTCAAGCTGCTGGCCGGGTCCCTCCGGCGGAAGACCTGAACGTTGCTGTTCGATCTTCTTGAGTGCCTGAATTGTTGAACCCAACTCGTCAGCCTGCTTTTCGAGAGCCTGGTCCTCGGCCTTTTCCTCATCGGTGAGACCGCGAGCTTCGGCGACGGCCTTATCGTAGATGGCCTGCCGCTTGCCCAGGAGCTCGTCGTGTTTTCGCATCAGTTCTCTGATGTCCATGCTTACTCCTTCCTCTGTGATACGATCCGCTCGCGCACAATCGCAGCCTGGCCTGCTCTCGCTTCCTCAAGCGCCCCCGCGCCGCCCTCCCCGTCCCCCGGTTCGGGCCGGTTGCGAGTAGCCAGCTCCAGCGCCCGCGCGCTCACGGATGTCTGCTGATACGCCGGATAACTTACCGGCGAATAGTCATAGAGGTGACCGAAAGCGAGGATTTCTCTCGTCTCGATCAGCACTCCTTCGATTTCCTCTTTCGACCACTTATCAAGGCCGCCATTCAGATCAAAGGCGAAGCTCATCTTCGTGATGACCTTGTTCTTGATGGCCTCGTGCCCGTTACGGCCCCAGACGGTCTTGGAGACATCGGCCCGGATGAACACGCCCTTCTCATCTTCTTTGACCTCTAGCGTTCCGGCACTCCGGCGGGCCATGGGCTGAGAACTCTCATGATCCCAGAGCACGAGCTCGTCCGCGCTCTTCAACACCTCGGTGGCCGCCCCGGGCCGGATGATCTCCCGGAAGCTGAAGATCGGGGCATACTGGTTGTAGACGATCGCGTAGCCCTCGATGATCAGCTTGCCGTCCTCCTCCGAGGCTCGCATCGTTTGCTCGAAGGGGAAGTAGCGCCGCTCCGGCTCGGCGGATGCGCCCTCTTTTTCTTTATCACGCCATTTTTCGTAACATACTGCTAGGCGCTGATCGTTATCCGGGAACTCTTTTTTCATCGCTTCGTTTGACATGCAGCGGTCAATCCACTGTTTTTGGGTTTCATCGTCTTTGGGTTTCGGTAGGGGCATTACATCCTCCTCATGCGCTCACTGTGAGCGCGCATTGGCAGCCCCCATGATAGGGCGGGCTCTTGATTGGTTTCGCGACCGAGAGAGGCTTATCCGCCCCATCTGGTTGGAAATCCCCGGCGGCCAGTAGATCCTCCTCGATCCCGACCACCTTGCCGTCCAGCGCCGCACAGTAAGGGCACGGGTTCGCGCCGGCGGCCACTGACATGATCTTCACAATCCCGCAGAGGGCGAACGCCTTGCGCGTAAAGCTGTTCTCCGCCAAGATGGTCTCCTTCTGCGCGATCCTCGGCGGGATCGTCTCTTCCCACCCCGCCAGCTCTTCCTCAAGCGCTTCCAGCTCGCCCTGGCTGGCCGCCTGCGCTTCGCGGATCTTCGCGTCAAGCTTTTGGCGTGAGCTAATGACGTGCGCTTTGGCAAAGCCCTCCTGGAACTTCTTGCCGAATGCCTCGTACTCGGCCTTGATGTCCGCGGAGCTTCCGGCCTCTTCCTGAGCCAGCGGGAGCAGATCCGAAGCATAAGAGGCGAAGACAGGTGCAGCGGAGGCTTCCACCTTGGGCTGCTGCTTGCGGTAGAACTCCTCCAGCCAAAGCAGAAAGTCGCCGAGGGCGTGCTCGCCGAGCGTATCCTTGAGCGCCTGGCGGATGGCCGAGACCTCGGCCTTGACGATCTTCTCGGCCATGCCCTGGAACTTCGGCGTCCAGCGCAGGGTCAGGTTGCGCCGGCGCTGCGCCATGGTCAGCGCCTTCCCTGCTCGAAAGGCCCGCTGCGCAGAAGCCAGAAGGGGCGAACTTTCCGGCGAGCCGCCGTTGCCGCCCACAACCATCTCCTTGCTCACCATGTTGAGCGGAAGTACATAGAACTTGCCTAGACCGCCGGGTTGCGGGTTCATATCCTCCAGCTCCAGCACCGTGTCTGCGTTGAACACTCCGCGGTCGAGCATCGCGTTATAGAAGGTGGTCCGCGCAACAAGATCGGCACGCAATAAGCCCTTGAACTCGAACTTGATGAAGAGTGTCCGCCGTTCAGTTTCATCAAAGAAGACGATGTTCATGGCCTGCTCGATCTGCGTGCCCAACGGCAGAAGTGAATAGGTGACTACTTCTTGAGATTGCTGCTCGATATTATTGTTGGTTGAACGTGTCAAATCTCTAAGAATATGAGGTGGAATATTAGTCCAGCGCGCGATTTCGGTAACGGCGAACTGGCGAGACTCCAGGGCCTGCGCCTTCTGCGCATCCAGCTCATTGGGCTTCCATTTTGCCCCGCCAGTCAGAAAGATCGCTTTCCAAGACTCGCCTAGCTTCCCATATTTTTCATTGAAATCCTTTTGCAGCCCTTTGCGGATCTCCTCGTTCATCGGCGGCTCGGACTCTACAAATCCGCCAGCCTTGATGCCGGCGCCGAAAAAGGTGGCCGCGAACTCCTCCTGCGCCTTGGCGAGACCCAGGGATTCCCGGGCGTAGTGGACAATGCCTTTACCCAGCACGCCGTCCATGCTGATGTGGGGGATATGCAGGAGATTGGCTCTGGGGATGATATAGGGTCGGCCGCTCTTCAGGCGGTAGATGTATTCCTGCTTGTCCTCATCATAGCGCTCCATGCGTTCGGGCAGTAGGGGCAGAAGCTGTTGATTGCGATAGCTGCGCCGGTCGATATAGGTGTACCAATTACCCCAGAGATATTTATGCATGACCGAGCTGTAGATCCATTGCCAAGCGGTCAGGCCCGAATCGTTGGGCTTATTGTGTAGTCGGTCATAAAGGGGATGATCCGTTGCGTGCTCGCTGCCGCCGCCGGGGAGCCGGCGCAGGATCACCTTGGGCAGCGTGGCCATAGTGCCGGCCAAGAAGTTTAACGCAGCGAAAAGAGCCGAGATCGTGAGCGAGGAACGCTCATTGATTGATGCCCCGGCCTTGGTCTTGTCGCCAGGCCAGAACTCGTACCAGCGATCGGCATAACCCGGATCATCGCCGCGGAGGGCCTTGAAGGCGGCGGAAATCCTTTGCAGCATGCTTACACGGCCCATATTTCCACCTTCTGTTGCGCCTTGCCGTATTCGGAATAAGCGCGATGGTAGGCCATGATGCTGGCCACCACACCATCGATCCGTTTGCCATGCGTCTCGCGCTTCGGCTTCATCGGCATGATCAGCCCCTGCCGGTCGCTCTTGACCTCGGTGCAGGCCACCATCCACTTCATGATAGGATTCCCACCATGGGCGAGCTGTCTGCCGATCACCGCCCGCTCGAATAGCGCCGTGGGCACGGCCATGGCGTCATAGCGTTGCCGGTATTCCACGGCCTCGATTCGGTTGCCATGTTTCTGCATCTCCGATACGCACAACCCGGCGCGGTATGGATCATAGGCGTACTGCGGCATGTCGAAGCGCTGGGTATCCTCGAGGACGGTCCGCTCGATGACCGCATAATCGACCTGCCGCCCCGGGGTCAGGGTGAGCAACCCCTTATCCGCCCAGTAGCGATATTGCCGTTTATCCTCGCGCTCCCGCTCGACGATGTTGTCCAGTGGCAAGAAAAAACGGTAGAGGAAGCGGTAGACATTGGGCTGCTCCTCCAGCGGCCAAAAGCAGAGCACCCAGGCCGTCAGATCGCGGGTCATCGACAAGTCCAGCCCGCCGTAGCAGCGCTGGCCTTCAAGCGCCTTCTCATCAACCAGGACCTCGCCGCAGGCGGACCAGGCTTCAGGCGAAAGCCAGCGGGTTTGTACCTGGGTCCAGACGTTGAAGTTCTTGGTCAGGATGTCATTGCGCTTGGTAGGCGTGGCCAAAGCATCGGCCACCCGCTCACGCAGGAAATCGCGCCGGGGGGTCGGTAGCACGTCCAGACTCGGATTCGCCTTCGGCCAGACCCGCTCATCGGTGAAATCATCGCCTTCATCCAGCGTGTATATGAGCGCGAATACGTGCTCGGGCACCGGGTCGATGGTGCCCTCCAGGATCTCCACGGCGAGCTTCCGCTCCTCGGTGTAGCAAGGACCCTCCAGATCAAAGCCGGCCGTGGTGATGATGTAGGTGAGAGGCTGCGGCCGGGCTCCCTCTCCGCTCTCAATCACCTCCATGGCCTCATGTCCCGGATATAGATGTGCCTCGTCAATCACGGCCATCGAAGGGGAGAATCCATCAGCGGTGCTTGCATCCCGTCCCCATACGGTCATCAGGGCCATGGAGTCGGAATTGAGAGTCAGGCGCGGCTCATTGGTGTTAAGCTTGAAAAACCGAGACAGGTCCCGTAATGTCTTCTGCTGGCGCACCATTTCGGCGGCGATCTTCCAGCAGAGTAATCCCTGAGACTTCTGCGGCCCCACGCAGTAGATCTGTGGCCCGCGTTCCCGGGGCCGCTCCGCATAGAATACGTACAGTGCGGTAGTCGCGGCGTCAGTTGTCTTGGTGTTTTTTCGCCCCACTTCGATATAGGATTTGCGGAATCGGCGATGACCGCCCTCGGCACGGCGCCAGCCGAATAACACCCAATCCTTGAATTGCAGCCAGGGCGGTATGGTCAGCTTCGCGCCAGCATATTCGCCTTCGATGATCTTTAGCTGGCGCTTTCC